CCCTCCTAGAGGGGATGATTCTCAACCCAGAGTGATGAGTACTAGACTTCATGTCTGTATTGCATTCCCTTCAATGGGAACACTCTACTAAATAAAACCAAATTATTAAATTAACTACATTATGGGTAAGACAGGCAAAATTTCTACTATCAAAAGAGAATACAATAGTTCGCAATTGCAAACTATGGATAGTGGGTTAGCACAAAAAGGAATGACAAGAATCCCTGGAACAGGTGTATTCAAATATCCTTATAAGGAATTAGATGGTAAATACAGAACAGGACTAGATCCAGACGCTACTTACATCAAACGAATTAAAGATGATACTGAAAGAGAACTTGAAGTTGAAAGAGTAACTACTCTTAGAAAAAGACTTGAAGACGAAATAGGTGATATTGATCTTGGACCACGTTCTAAATTCTGGAACTATGGATTATCATTATCTCCAGATGATCAAACACATGTGCAAGCAGTTAAATTGATGGATGGTGATAACTATTTTGATTTAGTAAATGCTTTCCAAGAAATAGCCTTTTCATGGTTAAGAGTACATCCTACTATTGCATCAAGCCATCAAGCTTGGGAAAGAGGTGAATATCCAGCAGAGACACAGTTTTATGTTGTTGATGATGAGATAGAGAATGCAGTGATCTACAAGAAAAAACAATTGATTAACAAAGCAATTGTTAAGTTTGATTCTATGACACCTGAGAAGAAACGTAAAGTTGCAAGACTATTAGGACTTCCAGTATCAGAAGATTCAAAAGAAGAAGTGGTGTACAACTTAGTAGATAATGTATTGAAACAAACAGAATTCAAGAATGGTAAGTATTCAGGATTGAATCCAGTTGAAGTGTTTAATAGATTTGCTGACATGAAAGAAGCTTTACTCCATATTAAAGATTTAGTAAAACAAGCTGTAGCACATTCTATTTATAGAGTGAAACCTAATGGTAAGGTTTATGAAGGAGAATTTGAAATAGCTAAAGATGAAGAAGATTTAGTAAAATTCTTAGCTGATGATGATAACCAAGATGAGTTATTAGTATTAGAAGGAAAATTGAAAACTAAAAAACTAGCTGCTATATAAGTGGCTAGTTTAAAAATATAAAAGCATATGATACCAGTAGATAGTTTATTATATAAAATTGATCAAAGATTAAATAAGCTATCAACTAATGAGCATCAAATGATTCAACTTGAAGATAAAATCTTAGCTCTAAATGAAGCTCAGATTAAGTTGATAAAACAAAAAATTGATAACATTAGTACTGTTAGTCAAATGGGACTTGATTCATTTAAAAAACGTTATGAAGATTTACAAAGTCTTATAACAGATTATAATCATCAACCTTTGACATTAACACTAGAAGATCCTAATTTAAATCAATGGTCTGCAAATGTTCATTTACTTGAGCCAAAATATATGTTCTATATAGATTCATATGTCTTAGCTGATAAAGGAAGATGTAAAGACAGAAGAATTTGGATTAATCGAGATCTTGCTAAACATGGTGATCTTCAGTTTATATTAAACAATGATCATTATAAACCAAGCTTTGAATACCAAGAAACATTTAATGTTCTTGCTTCTGATAAAATCTCTATATTCACTGATGGAACGTTCACTCCTAAGAATATACAGATAATGTACATGAGATATCCAGTGTATATAAACAAAACAGGATATATAATGTTAGATGGGCAACCATCATATGATGCTAATTGCGAATTAGAAACATATCTAGAAGATGAACTTTTAGATCTTACAGTTCAAAACTTAGCAATGTATACAGAGAATCAATCTGCTGTTCAAAATGCAGCATATAGGATTCAAACAAACGAGTAAATTTTTAACTTAATAAATAAATAAAATGGCTGATTTTTCATTAACCACGCTCTTCGTGGTTCCAGTTGGGCAGACTGCACTCCCTAGCGCCTCTGGTTTCTCAACACAAAACTTGACTGCAGGACAAGTTGGTATTTTTGGAAACGATTATTCGTTAGCTACTGCTGCGAACATTGCTGCTTTCCCTTATTTCTACGTAGCTCAAGGTAGAACAAACACTTATTTACAAGGCTCTAAAAGATCTGATAAGATCAAAGGATGTCCTTCTGGATCTGGTTGCAACTCAAACGTAACAGAATGGTACAAAGTATCAGGATGTCCTACAGCTGCAAATCAAATTACAGATGTAACTAACTTCACTGTACAATGTGGAGAAAGTATCACGTTAACTTTACGTGCTCACTCTTCTTACATTGATACATTGTATTTCAATGGTTTCACTCGTTCAGTAACAATCCAAGCTCCATGCTGTGGTTGTGACGAAAATCCATGTGATGATGTAAGTGATAACACAATCATCAACTTATTGATTGCAAAACTTACACAACAAGCTTCTGGTATCAACCCTGATAACATTAGTTTCAACACATTCTTTACATTTGAAAATATAAGTGGTACAACTTTACGTATTACAGGAAAACCATTAACTCAATATGGACAACCTTGTGATGTTGCGGCGTTCCCATTTGAATATGATAGAATGTCTTTCAGAACATTTGTATATGCTGGACCTGCTACTACTGCTGACTTTATTGTTGCAGATGCTTGTAACTTTGTTGCCACTCCTGTTATTACTCAACGTGCTTCTTATGCCACTGGTACATCTGCAGAAATTACTCAATTAGAGAAAAACTTCTACAGCTACCAAGCAGGTTACTTGAAACATTTATATAGAATGGCTGGTTACAACGAGAATTTTGAATCTTGGGTTTCTGCTGGTACAACTTATGACACATTCTATATCAAATTCAATGAGTACAACAAATCTGAGTACCAATGGGGTGATTACATCCATGAAGATTCTACAGTAATTCTTGCTATTCCAAATGCTACAACAAGTGGTATTTCTGCTGCAATTGAAGCTGTGTTAGTTGCTGGATTAGGTGCTGTAGTAGATCAAGGTATTCCTTGTATCACAACTACAACTACTACATCTAGTGCTCCTGCATCAACAACAACTTCTACTTCTACTCTTATTCCTTAAGACTAAGAACAGTAAATATTATTAAATAACCTATGCCAGGGGAAAGAGGATACACTCATATTCCTCTGGCATAATTATTATAAAAACATGGCAAACTTACAATTAGATATATTAGTAATTCCTACTTATAGTGTACTTACACTTGGTGTTGCAGATGCTTCTGTATATCCTACCAATCCTCCAGTGGTGTCAGCACCATTTATTGAGATTGATATTCCAGGATTTGGAACCAAAATACTACCATTCGTTCCTAATGACATCAATGTATTTACATCATCTAATTTAGGAATCACAGAACCAGGTTGTAATCAACCACTTCCTGATGGAATATATAGATTAAAATATTCTGTAGCTCCCTCATACTTATATAATGTAGAGAAGACAATAATACGTGTTGACAAGCTTCAAGAGAAGTTTGACAGTGCGTTTCTTCAATTAAATATGATGGAGTGTGATAGAGCCCTTAAAACGCAATCTAGCGTAACATTAAACACAATTAACTTCTTTATACAAGGAGCAATTGCAGCAGCTAATAACTGTGCAGAATTTGAATCAAATACATTATATGCTCAGGCAGATAATATGTTAAATAACTTTTTAAGAACCAACTGTGGTTGTTCTGGTAACAACTACTTAATAAACTTTTATTAATATGGCACAATGTTCAGGATGTGGAGCTAATGTTGGCTGTGGATGTCAACTAAAAAATGGAGTGTGTGCAGCATGTGCTGCAAAAGCTAATAAATAAAATTGTTATTATGTTATCACCAAGACTAACTGATTGCCCAGAATGTGCTAACATTCCTTCTTTACTTAAAAAAATAGATTGTAAGTTAGCAGAACTTGGTAATAATTTGTACAACAATATTTCATATATGTTGAACAAACCTGTGCCTGCTGATAACATAACTCAATTAATAGGATATAGAAGAATACTAATGTACAAACTTATTAATCCTAGTTATGTACAGGACTATTCTATAAACATGATATCTAGTAAAGTGATACGTCTTACAGTGGGATGTGTAAGTAGATGTAATACACCAGAACCTTGTATAGAGGAATCTTGTGATATAACTATTGTACCAAATCCTACTACCACTACATCAACAACAGCTATACCTATACCTACAACTACCACTACAACCACACTTTTTTGTCCTTGTACAAATTGTACAACCACTACTAGTTCTAGTAGTACAAGCACATCAACTAGTACTAGTACCACTTTAGTACCAACCACTACCACTACTACTACTGTAGAAGGATGTCCTAATTGTGTTGCTAATGATGTAACTATTGGAACTCAAGTTTGGACTGGTTGTAATTTAAATGTTGATACATATTTAAATGGTGATCCAATACCACAGATTACAGATCCTAATTTATGGAAAAGTGCTAGACAAGGAGCTTGGTGTTATTACAACAACGACCCAGTAAATGGTCCTATTTATGGCAAACTATATAATTGGTATGCTGTAAATGATCCAAGAGGTTTAGCTCCAGTTGGTTATCACATACCAACAGATACTGAATGGAACACACTAATCAATTTTTTAGGAGATTTTACAATTGCTGGTGAAAAACTAAAAGAAACAGGATTATGCCATTGGAATTCTCCTAATGAATTTTCTAATAATCAAAGTTTATTTACAGCTCTTCCTGCAGGGGTAAGATCTTCTGATCCTATAGGTGATGGTTCATTTGGTGGAATTGGAGAATATGCTTTTTTCTGGACATCTACAGAAAAAGTTATGGGAGGTGATCCTGAGTCAGCTTATAATGTAACTTTATTTAATGTTAATACAAATGTTTCTTTGCTATGGACTTATCAAATAGGAGGACAATCATTAAGATTAATAAAAGATTAATAATAAAAACATTTAAAAATAAATAATATGTCAACTTGCTCAAATTGTTACAATGGATGTACAGAGATTGTCTCTGACAGATGTGTAAAATATACAGGAATAGATGTTCCTGTCCTAGGAATAAAAACTGGTGATTCATTATCGTTTGTAGAACAAGCTTTAATCACATTCCTTGTATCAACACTAGATGGTACAGGAATAAAGATAGATCTTGGATCTACAGTGGTATGTAATCTTGTTCAAAAATATCTACCAACGTGTGGAGACTTAACAATTGTAGATATATCAAAAGCTCTTATACAAGCTGTTTGTGATCTTCAAGAACAAGCAGATGATATAGTTGCAGACATAGTCGTAATTAATAATCAATTAGATACAATTGAGGCTGATTATACTGTAAAATGTCTTATAGATGAAACACCTTCTATAACTCCTTCTTCAGGAACACATGCTATTCTTCAAGCCACAATAGATACATTGTGTGCATTAGCTTTAGATCTTGATACAAACTATGTAAGATATGATGAACTTGATGAATTGATTCAAGTATATTTAGATACTTCAACTAGTGGAGCAATTAGTAATAAAATGGTTCCTTATGCTGTAGTTCCTTATTTTGGACCTATAACATTTTTTAATTCTTCAGGAGCAGGTACAGGTGATTGGAATAGAATATTCTTATGTAATGGTAATAATGGAACTCCTGATTTAAGAGGTAGAGCTTTAACAGGTGTAATCAATGGTGTTCCTGGACCAACAATGAGTCCTGCTGTAGATCCTGCAGCTAGTGCTGCTAATCCAAATTATAGTCTTTTTGATCCTGCTGGTTCAAATCAAATTACATTACAAGATACACAGATTCCTTTACATACACATCCTAATACTGCTAGTTCAACTGCAATTGATACAGGACACACACATGGAAATGCACCAGGAGCTTTAATTAAATCTGATGGTTTACCAAAATATTCTTCTGGATTTGATAATGGTGGTACTACTGCTACTGGATTTGCAAATATTCAAGTTACTA